GTCACGGGCGGGATGTTTGAAAAGGCGCTTCGTTCCAACGCATAATCGGACTAATGCCTTATTCGTAGTTACCTGCGTGTAACTAGTGCTAAGGTGACGGGCAGACACGAAACGGCCGCAGTCCGCTTGCCCTGTGAGAGCTGTTTGTGACAGCCACCATCTTCTCGCCTCCCGAGAAGATGCGAACGGAACAGGGAGCGGACATAGATGACCACCGAAACAGACGAGTCTGAGGTTGTCGAACTAGACGAGAACGGCGAACCGAAACGCAACTTCCGCAGAGTGCTGGAAGAGCGGGCGCAGTCAGCAGAAGCCCGAGTGGCTGAACTGGAAGCATCCCTCCAAGGTCTGCAAAAGGCAGAAGCGTTCCGGTCGGCAGGGATCAACCCGGCAGATACCCGCCAGGCGTACTTCGTAAAGGGGTACGACGGCGAGATGGAAGCCGATGCGATCCGCACCGCAGCAATCGAGGCGGGTTTCATCTCAGATGGGGCTACGCAAGCTGAGTCAAACGTGGTTCCTTTCCCCGAGCAGGGGGAAGCAGTCACACTCCGCGAGGAGTTGGCGGCGCAGCAGAGGATCGCTGAGGCCGGGGTTCAGGGCCAGCCGGTGACACCACCGGACCTGAATGACCAGATCCGTTCAACGAAGACCGAGGCGGAGCTGAAGGCCCTGCTTCGTTCTCAGGGTGTCGAGATCGACGTTCAAGGGTGAGTTTGTTCCTGTCCCCCTGGAGTACCAGTTAAATGGCTTATACCCAGAAGTCGTCGCTAACCAGCGACCAGACTGCCTTTGAGCAGTTGGCGTACTTCGCGCTGCGGAAGCAACCGCTGCACGAGGATTACGCCAGCGTCAAGGCAACCCGGCAGTCCCATCGTGGCTCTGCCGTCCAATTCACAATTTACGACAATCTCGCTCAGGCCACTTCGGCTCTGACCGAAACGTCGGATGTCTCAGCCGTCGCAATGGGCGACTCGACGGTCTCAGTCAGCTTGGTGGAGTACGGCAATGCCGTGGTGACCACCGCTGCACTTCGCGGCCAGTCGTTCCTGAACGTCGATTCGGATGCGGCCAACGTCGTTGGCTTCAACGCAGCCGACTCGCTGGATCAGGTCGTCGCCGATGTCCTGTACGCAGGCTCAAACGTCAAGTACGTTTCGCAGTCCAGCCGGGGCGCTCTCGTCGCTGCGAACAAGATCACGTCCTCGATTGTTCGTGAGCAGGTTGCTGCACTTCGCAGCGCTGCCGCACCGACTTTCGACGGCGGAACCTACATTGGTTTCATCCACCCGGATGTCGCCTACGACATGATCGAGGGTACGGCTACGACCGACCTCAGGAGCTTCCAGATTCGTTTGGACGCTGAAGGAGTCCGCAAGGGTTCCATCGGCACGTTCGACGGTGTGGACTTCATTGAGACCCCTCGGGCGCTGCTCGTCGCCAATGGCGGCAACAGCAATGTCGATGCCTACGGCACCGTCATTATCGGCCAGCAGGCAATCGCCAAGGGCTTCTCAACCATGTTTGGTGAGAACCCGTCGGTGGTGTTCGGTCCAGTGACCGACAGCCTGCGTCGCTTCCAGCCCGTCGGCTGGTACGCGATGTGCGGTTACGGCCGCTTCCGCGAGGCTTCGATCCGCAGGATCGAATCAGCCTCCAGCATCGGGGCCAACAGCTAGTCCCAATGAGGTCTGACGGCGGGGATTGTCGGTTGGCAAGCCCGGTGATCCCCGCCAGTCAACCTTGCGGAGTTGCCATGTACCAGGTGAAGAAGAAGAAGCGGAAGCCGAGGGGCCGGTAATGGGCCGGTACTCGTCAGTCGCGATTCTCACCAAACGTGGGACTTCTAAGAAGACGAAAGTTCAACGCGACTCCGATGGTTCTGTCGGAGGAGTACAGACCGAACACTGGGATGGCCGGGTAGATGCTGCCGTGGCCCCTGAAGCGGTCGAGCTGAAGGTCGTCCAGGGAGGTGACCGGTAATGGCTGTTTCAGCCAGCGGGCTTTTTGTGCCCACGTTTTTAGATGTTCTTGATGCCACACAGTTGGCGGTGAATCTTGTCGGCGACACGGTAAAGGTCGCCATGATCACCAACAGTTCGACGCCGAATTTTGACACGCATGACCACTGGTCGGATCTGTCAAGCAATGAGGTGTCGGGGACGAACTACACGTCTGGTGGTGTCGCTTTGGCGTCCAAGGCGTTGACGGGGTCTTCGGGCACGATCAAGTTCGATGCTGATGATGCGTCGTGGTCTTCGTCAACGATCAGCAGCGCCCGTGCGGCGGTCGTGTATGACGACACGCTGACGAACGATCCTTTGGTGTGCCTTGTGAATTTCGGGGCGGACTATTCGTCTGCCAACGGGACGTTCACCATCACCTGGAATGCGTCGGGCATATTCACGCTCGACCTGACTCCGTAGGGGTAGAGGCATGGCAACTGCGTATCCGAGTGCGTTAGACACGTCGGGAAATCAGCTACGGACTGATATCAGTTCAACTGACGATCTGGATGCAAGCGGGAAAGAGCATGACGTGATGCACGTCAATGTTCATGGTGCCGCTATTGCTTTGGAGACGAAGCTGGGTACGGGGTCTTCGACTCCGAGTTCCGGCGCAGTGTTGATGGGTGATGGTTCTGGTTCGTCTGCTTGGGATACGACGCCGACTATTGGCGGGAACACCACGGTTTCAGGCACGTTGACCGCGTCGGTTGCTGTCGGGCAGGCCGTGGACTTGGACCGCAAGACGGCCGATTACACCCTGGTGCTGGCCGACGCCGGGAAGGTCATTGAGATCAACAGCGGGTCCAGTGAGAATGTGACGATCCCGCCGAACTCGTCGGTTGCTTTCCCGGTTGGCACACAGATCGTGGTTGTCCGATTGGGGGCCGGTGCGGTCGTTATCGTAGAGGGCTCTGGTGTGACCACTCGGTCGGATGAGGATAAGAACAAGATCAAGTCGCAGTATTCGTCGTGTGTGCTGATCAAGCACGAGACCGACGAGTGGTACATACTTGGCAATCTGGATTCGTAATGGTTATCTCCCTGGCCTTAGCGGGGGCGATTGCTTCGTCTGGTGCCATTGGTGAAACCGGTGCGGGCTATATCATGGGTGGTGCTGGTGGCTACCTCGACACTGTGGACAGGTTTTCGTTTCCCAGTGATGCCCGCACAACTTTAGGTACGGGCCTATCCAGCGCACGGCATTCCGGTGCCGGTTTTTCCAATAGCGGCACGGCTGGTTACGCTGCCGGTGGCGGGACAACCGGGAACACTCCTTCTACCACGGTAGATAAATTTGCGTATTCTGACGATTCCCGAAGCACGCTGGGAACAGGTCTGGCCGACGCCCGTACCAACGTGTGTTTCGGTTTTTCCAACAGTGGAACTGCTGGGTATATCGGCGGCGGCTGGTCATCTACCGGCAGCGCAGCAACCGACAAGACCGACAAGTTTGCTTTTTCTGACGATTCTCGTTCCACGATAAGCGACACCCTGGTAGCCGCCGCTCAATACATCGCTGGTATGACCAATAGCGGTACGGCGGGTTACACCCTTGGGGGGTATACCGGTTCCAACCTGAGTCGTGTAGAGAAAATGCTGTTTAGCAACGACACCTTTTCGACGCTTGGTACTGGCCTTTCGGTTGCGGTTCGCATCGCATCGGGTATGGCGAACTCTGGTACTGCTGGTTATTCCAGTGGTGGGTACAGCGATGCCCATCAAACGGGTGTAGACAAGTTTAGTTTTTCTGATGATTCTCGTAGCACGTTGGGAACTGGGTTGTCGGCTGGGTCACAGGCGCACTCTGGATATGCCAATAGCGGTGTTGCAGGATATTTCACTGGAGGAAGTCCTAACTTAGGTAGCGCAACGGACAAGTTTTCGTTCGCTGACGATTCACGGTCTACCGGTACCACCCTGTCAGGTACCCGTTCCTACATGAGCGCGGCTGCTAACGAAGGGGCGCTCGCATGAACATTCGTGAAGCGATAGAAGAGATCCAGCAGCCTCGCAGCCGATACCAACTCATTCACTTTGTTCTCGGGCAGCACGACACGCCAGAGATGCAGTTCTACCAGTTGATGATGGAACTCCAGGACATGGGGTACAAGCTTCGTATGGCCCGGTTGGGTGTCAAGAAGTTGGAGATTGAAATAGCGCGACTGTTGGAAACAGGCGACGAGTTGGACGCCATCGAGGCAGAAGAAAAGCAGGTCAACCTAGAGCAAACGATGATCGTGATGAGGGGTGCGGAGCGGGAAGTAGCGGTACTGGAGGACATCTTCAATAGTTGCCAGCACTACACCCGTGATGAGATCGAACATGCTCAACCTGAATACTGGGAGAAGCGGTTGACCCGTCAGACGAATCTCCAGATCATGTCTGGAGGCGTCCAATGGGCGCAGTTGGATTCGATGAGGCAGATCGGTTTGTTGGACGAACTCGTTGAGGCCCGTGAGGCGCAACAAGCAGAACAGGCCAAAGTTGAGATAGGCCCATGATCTATTTGAAGTGGAAACTTTCCGAAGATGGGGTATGGGGCACCGGCCCTGAAGGAACTATCTCTGATCGTGGTAGCCATGCTGAAGCCGGTTGGGCTGTCGATAGCAGTGGTTACCGCATCGGCTATCTCGCTGAGAGTGTCGATCTGACCGGGTTGGAAACTTGGGATGTAACTGAAGTTACCGAAGCGGAAGCACTTGCTTTCTGTCAAGCGTTTTGGGCTGATGCTGAAGTGCTGGCTAGCGGATACATTTCTGGTCCTCCACCGGATGTTGATTAAGTCAGAGCGGGCACGGGCATCTGATGGAAATCATCACTCGTCCAGAGTGGGCGGCGAAACCACCAAGGTGGACAACCCGGTTGCGGAAACCCGTTGACCACGTCTTCATCCACCACGGGGCAACCCTCCTCGCCGACGACTCTCGTGAAGGCGAATCTCGCATCCTCAGGGCCTATCAGCGTTACCACCTCCGTAAGGCTTGGGCGGACATCGCTTACTCGTTTGCTGTAGGGCCGATGACGGGAAACGTCTACGAGCTGAGGGGCTGGAACAACCGCCCTGGTGCGACAAAACATTGGAATCACCGGTCCTATGCGATCTGCATAATTGGTGACACCACCCGGCAGGAACTGTCCGACAAGGCCATTGAATCGATACAGAGTCTCCTAGCGGTTGGTGTGAACGCTGGCCTGATCACACCGAACTTTCAGATACGCGGCCACCGTGACGTAGCGAACAAGGACTGTCCGGGGAAACGCGCTTATGAGCGTCTAGAGGAGATGCGACCAAATTCTGAGGCGGCACAGCCTCCGGCTCTGGTGGCACCTTCGTTCAAACGGACGTTGAAGGTGCGGTGGCCGAGGATGAAAGACGACCTCGTCCGGTACATCCAGTTCAAGGTCAGCCTCCCCATCACCGGGGTTTATGACCAGGTGACTGCTTGGCATGTTGGCCTTTGGCAAATGGAGACTGGTCTCACCGTTGACGGGGTTTTCGGCCCTGTCTCGTACAGGAAGATGTTCGGTGGGAGCTGAATGGATTTCTGCTTTCGGCGTGATCGGCGCCGCGTGTGTCACCGGGTTTTTCGCTGTCGCTTTACGACGGTTGACCCGCGACAACACCGATCAGCACAACCGCAGCATGGACAAGCTCGACTATTTGACAGACCGGGTGGAAGACGTTTCGCACAACGTGAACGGTTTGACCGGTTGGACGAAGGCGCACGAAGAACGGCACCGCTGGATCGAGAAAGAACGCGCTAATGGCGGGTCTTGATTATCGCCATGCCGGGATCGACTACCGCCACGCAACCTCGGACTACCGGGGAAGCCTTGACGCTACCGTCTCACCCGCGGTCGTTGCCGCAGTCGCCGCGGTCCCGGCACCTACCGTTTCTGGTGCTGCCACTGTTGCTGCTGGCGTTGTTGCTGCTAGTGCTGGTGTCCCTGGCCCGACAGTTGCAGCAAACGCTTCGGTTAGTGCCGGCGTTGTTGCTGGGGTTAGCAGTGTCGGTTCGCCAACGGTTTCAGGTACCGCCAACGCGGCTGTTTCAACAGTCGGTGTTGTGGGGGCTGTTCCCTCTGCGACAGCCTCCCAAACGGCCAATGCGACACCGGACACGGTGACGGCCACTGGTGGGGTTCATGAGGCTGATTTGGTGCGTCGAGTTGCGTTGACGACGATCGATTCGTTGCCGACGTTGGCTTCCGGCGAGGTCGGTTACCGACCGTTGGCTGCGAAGAATCGTTTGGCTCGCTTCTATTCGCCGCGTGCCCG